CCTACTAAGACTAAGATTAAGGTTGTAAACAAGGCTTTTAATGTAGTTATGCGTGAAAGTCTAGCCAGTCAATTAGACAAATTAGCCAAGGAAAAGAATTACAGTAGAAATGAAATTATAAATATAATGTGCGAATATTGTATAAATAATATGAAATAAATTAAGGCTTAGAGCAATTCTAAGCCTTTTTATGTTAATAAGGAACTTCTTCTATAACCTCTACAAGCATTTTATAATTCTTTAGTTGTTCTGTTTCATATTCTGCCATAAGCCTATCCAGCAACGCTTCATTAACATACTTTGCTATATCCTCATAGTTATTATTAATAGGTTCTACCGCTTCAAGAGTTACTTTTAAATTTACTGACTTCATTTATACCGCTCCTTTTAATTTGGTTATAGTATAATATATGTAAAAAAGTGCATAAGTGTGCATAGCAAAATATATTATTAATTACTATTGACTAATATTGAATAATTGCATATAATACTATTAAAGGGGTGATATATATGAGTAAACTTTTAAAAACTAAAGAATTAGCGGAAATGTTTAGTGTACATCCTACCACTATTAATAGATGGAGGAAAGAAGCTAATCCAGTGCCATTTATCTTGTTAGGCAAAAACGTAAGGTTTGATTTAGAAAAAGTGATTCAATGGCTAGAAGATAAAAAGGAGGGTAAAAAGTAATATGTTTATGTTAAAAATACAAGTTGATGGCAATGCTGAAAATGACTTATTGTTTACTGATTTTGAAGATGCTATTGAAATGCTTAATTTTATTAAAGTATTTAAAGGACATTGTAAAACTGTTTGCGAATACAATATTGCTGATAGTGAAATTTACGAATAATTTTAAAATCAATTACACATTTCGTTTAAAAGGGTGTTATAATGAAAATACCAAAGCAAAAAAAGAAAAATAGCAGATGTGGTTATCTGCTAAATGTGAAGTATTAAATTCTTAAGTAATCACTTACTTATAGTATATACCATATAGATCTAGAAATATACAAGAATTTATTACTTCTAAAAGAAATTTTAGGAGGAATGTTCAATGAACAAATTAAAAAGAGTAGTTATAAAAGAAGAATTAGTCGCACTTACTGGTGATTATAAAAAAGCATTGATGCTTAACCAGTTTATTTATTGGAGTGAAAGAGTAAAAGATTTTGATAAATTCATGGAAGAAGAAAAGGAAAGATATATAAGGCATGGCAAATCTGAAATAGCTGACGGAATATTACTAGCAAATGGATGGATATTTAAAAAAGCAGAGGAATTATCAGACGAAATAATGATAGATTACAAAATAAAAGCAATGAGAGAGCATCTTAAATTCTTAGTAGAAAAGGGATGGCTAGACGAAAGAACTAATCCAAATTTCAATTGGGATAAGACAAAACAATATAGAGTTAATTTAATCAAAATACAACAAGATTTATTGAAAATAGGCTACTGTTTAGAAGGATATTCTTTAGATATTAACTTCATAAAGGCTGAAAATACACCATTAGTTGAAAATGTACAATCGAATGAGTACAAAAAGGAAGTTCGAACTTTCCAAAAAGGTAATGGAATAGACTTAAAAGAAACAGCAATACCAAAGACTACTACAGAGATTACTAAAAATATATATACAAAAGATTTTGAAACATGGTATGGCTTATACCCAAATAAGTTTAATAAAGAACAAACCTTCAAAAATTGGAATTCTATTTTAAAAGAAGATTGCAAAGAAAATATTGCAAAAGCTACTGTAGAATATTTAAAACAAATTAAAGAACATAAGACAGAATTAAAATATATAATTAGGTCAACAAATTTCATAGGACAAAAGAAACAGTATAAGGGATATTTAAACGAAACAGTTAAACCAATCAAACCACCATTTGGAATAGTGGAGGTAACTATATAATGAATAATGATATAGAGGATATTAAAAGAAAGTACGGTCAACAAGCTGAAACAATAATAGCTAGTGGGTTGAACTTAATTAGTAAAAATAAAAAATATCATTGTCCTAATACATTCGGTCATAATCATGGAGATAAAAACCCTAGTATGAGTTGGGATCCAAACGCTTTACAATTTCATTGTTTTGGATGTAATAGCAATTTAGATTTATACGGATATTACAAAGAGCATCTAAACTATACACACCAAGAAATAATAAGGGAATTGCTAGACAAAACGGATTATAAAAAAACCTCTATGCAAATAAGCAGAGATACATTCACAGAAGAAACTAAGAAGATTACACCTATAACTGATGATTGTATTGCTTATATAAATAAAAGAGGTATAAACGCAACTACTATAAAGGAATTTGGATTAGGCTCTTATAGGAATGAAATAGCGTTTCCCTATGTTAAACATGAAAGTGTAATAGGATATAAACTTAGAAAACCTATAAAAAATCCACCTAAGCCTAAAATGACAAGTATAACTGGTTCAAAGCCTTATCTCTTTAATTCACAGAATGTTGCAATAGGTTCAGAACTTATTATATGTGAGGGTGAATTTGATTGCATGATAATTAGTCAATGTGGCTTCAAGAACGTAGTTAGTGTAGGAGCAGGAGCCAACAGTATATCAGCACTTTTAGAACAAGCTAAAGACTTCCTAAGTAAATTTGAAATATTGATTATTGTTTCAGATAATGACGATTCGGGAACCAATATGGATAAATTATTTATAGATACTTTTGGAGATAAAGCCAAGTTAATTGATAAAAAACTCTATGTACACAATGATGTTAATGAGGAATATATCTTCTTTAAAGAAAAAAAGATAATTCAAATAATCGAAAGTGCTAGATTTAAAATAGAAGGTAGACGAGATTTAGATAAGACACCATACAAAGGATTATCAAGTAAAACTGGTAAGTATGTGCCTACTGGAATAACCACAGTAGATAACGCTATAAATGATTTAGCACCTGGATGCGTAACTTTAATAACTGGTAGAAGTAACGGAGGTAAAACAACCTTTACTAAACAAATAATGGCTAATGCTATTGATAAAAACAATAAAGTTTATTTAATTAGTGGCGAAGGTGACCAAGAAATGTTAATAAACGAGTTATACCAATGTGTAATAGGCAAAGACAGTTCGGCTTATGATGCTATTAAAATTAACAAAAGGTATCACAAGGAGCCTAAAAAAGAGGTTTTAACCGCTATAAGAGAATGGCACAAAGGAAAGTTTACTTTATTTAATAAAGGTGAATCTAAACTTAAAACTATAGACCAGTTATTCAAAATGGTTGAAACTGAAATAAAATTCAACAAGTTTGACTTAGTAGTAATAGATAATCTTATGAGTATCTTATCAACACAAGCCAGTGAGAAGCTAGAAGCACAAGCCGATTTTGCACAAAGATGCCATGATTTAGCCAAAAATTACAATACACATATAATCCTAGTATTACACCCTAATAAGACTTATAAAAAGGGTGACGATATGGATTTTGAACAAATAAGCGGATCAAGTGACATTGCAAATAAAGCTGATAATATAATCAGTGTTATAAGAGAGTATGAGCAGGAAGAAATAGACCAAGGTATAAACGGAAAGATATGCGTATTAAAAAATAGATATTATTCTGATTTACCTAAATGCAATATCCACTTTCAAAAGGAAACTGGCTTGTTATTAGAAATAAATGAACAAACAAATAAAGCTGAATCTTATAATTTCACATGGAAAAAGTATTTAGATGCTAAAAAGAAAATGGTTTTAAATCCTAATTACTCTACAGAAATTGAGGAGGTCGAGGGAGAATGTCCATTTTAGATTTTAAGCAAAAATACAATAGTTTATTAGCAAGAGAAAAGAAAGCAGAATTATTCCTAGAAGATTTTAAAGTTTCACAAGCTGATAAAGATAAATGGATCCCAAAATTTGTGGAAATAACAGAGCAATTAAGTTTACTTATGAGGGAATATAAAAAGACTACTGGCACAGAAATGACAGATATTGAAGTATTACAAGGCTTTAAGGTTGCTTGATGCAGCTTTAACCTTGTACTTTGAAGAATTTGCTG